GTTATATACTAGTACTCGATTGGGGAATGTTTGGTTATCCGTTTCAGTATTAGAGGGGAATGTCCAGTATACAAGTTCGGTGAAGTAATCACGGATACCCGCTACCCGTTGAACCCCGACGTTTCTATTTCTAATTTCAAAAATTTCGTCTGGTATCTTCTCATCTATACGCTCAACATTGGATCCGTTACACGCGTGAACCCCGACGTTTCCCATAGTAAGAATATGTCTATCAAAGGGAACGGTCGAAAATGTAGCTTCTGATCCAAGCTCTGTATTAATTTTCTGCCACTGGAACGGAATAGCTGTATTACCAGTCCATGCCAACTCATAGGTGGATGACTCAAAATAAACTATTAATCTGTCTTTAATGAATTCACAGCTAATAATAGCTTCAGAAGTAGGAGCGTCCAAGAAACCGCCGCCGTCAGCAACGCTTGTAGGAATTCCTGCATTATCTGTTTGATTTCTTTCATACCATGCGTTCACCGCAAAAGGAGAACCATCATGTGACCAACGAGCCCGGTTAACGAATTGAACGTTATTACCTGATATTACTTCTATGGTATTAAGAAGCACAAGTCTGTCTTTGAACCCTGCAATAAGTCGTGAATTGAGCACATAAGGCCCCGTTTGAGGAGCGCCGCCATTAGGTGCATAATAAAAAGCATTTGCTCCTGAAAGAGCTGTCCAGTTGGTACCGTCTTGGGTGTACCATATAGGATCATCATTGGCATTCGTAGCGCCGTTAGGGTTAACTGCATAATAATTTGTTGCAAAGAACGCACGACTTTGAGGAGTTATTCCGCGCCAGTTTGCAGTCCACACAAAATTTGAGTTATCACCGTGAAAGATAAGGGTTCCAGATCGTGTCCATTGTCCGCCAGAAAATACATAGGCAAATCGTGTATCAAAGGCATACGCCGGTTGATTATTAACCGAAACACCCGTTTGATCATAGGTATCTAAGGCCATTATGGGCAAAGCCGGGTAATAATATACTGCAGTATTGGCTGCCGCACCGTTAATAGTTACTGATCCGCTTGTTGTATTAAACGTCTTAACCGTAGCTGCGCCGGTATCTAGCATTACCGCAGGAGTCCCTGTTTGATATACCGTAAATATCTCAGAACCTATAGTAAAGGCTTGTCCAATAGTCCCGGCGGTGTATCCGGGAACCACCGTAGGGGTTAGATTACCCGATCCGTCGGTTGTACCAATCTGTACCTTAACCCGGGAATAATAAGGAGCCATTTGAGCCGTCGGTGCTCCATTGCCCGTGAGAACGCCACCAAATCTTTTCTTTACTCTACCCCTAAAAACATAGGCATTGGTAAGTTCGGGAAACGCATCATCAGGAATGAGCCATGGTTTTAAATCTTTTTGCCAACCGGTTACGATAGGCGCTATCATAAATCTATCGTATGGCATACGGATCCTTTCTTAGTAACCTATGGCTAAATATTGGAATGACGCTGCGGCTGCTCCGGTAGTAGATCGAGCAGATCCGTAGCAATTAAAACCTAAATTAGTAAACGCTGATAATCTTACAAAGGTATCCGTATCTGCTGCTGAATTGGCGAACGTAGTAACCTGAACCGAAACAACCTGAGTAAATGCGGGAATAGTTGCCGAAACGGGAAATACCACCGCCGTGTCACCGTTTGCGTTGCCGTTACCCCACTTAAGAAGAATCCCCGAGGGCAAATAGGTCCAACCAGATGAGTTATTATTAGGCGCAGGATCGGTACTCATTATGGACGCAGTCATAGGAACCTGAACTACATCTATGTCATTTTGCTTATTGATATAGAGCTCATTCGCCGCCGTTACCGGTGATAAAAAAGAATACAGAGCAAGTTCATCAGTTTCGAAAACAATGGGAGGGTTAGAACTTTGTGTAGGCAGAGTAAGCCACTTGTGTTTTCCCGCGTCAATAGCGCCAAAATCAACGTGATTTACATTAAGAAGTGTCTGTATTTCTGCAAAGTTCTGCTGTATTGGCGATTGCGTAACATTCAATGACTGATTAGGTTGCGGTATGTTTGCGTTATACGCCATTAGAATCCTCCTCCTGAATTACCCCATCCACCAAAACCACTATATCCCATCCCGTTAGATAATGTTTGGGTGTAGATAGTAGCGGTTCGTTCGTTGGTATTTTGTACAATTGTTCTTCTATTAACTAAATTTTGTTGGACACGGAACTCTGGCATGAGCAGAGAAACGCTATCAAGGTCCATTCTATCCTGGAATATCTTTATGGCCGCCCCATAAGAAATATACTGCCACCACTCTTCCAGTTCGGGAGATTGATTACTCTCTAAGAGCTCGATTGGTCTTACGTATACTTCAAAGTTTATTGCGTAAGGCTGATTTGGAACTGGTCGTAGAGTAAATTTATTCTGAAACCATAAAATACACTGTGGTATAGCGCATATCGTAGGCACTGTTTGACTAAATACGAGTTGCCCTACTCCAGGAGCAGAGCTAAATGTTACACGGAACTCTCCGGTTACGTAATTAACCCAATTATTTGGATCAAAATCGGTTGGATAGAATATAGGAGCAACCGGAATTCCCGTAAATGGATTATATAATCTTCCAAATTGGCTATTCTGACCCGTAGTAGCATCTCTCAAGGGAACATCGGTCAAAGTAAGTCCTTCATTGTCCACGCTTATAGAGGTAAAACGCACATTATTTTGTAGGAGGGTTGCTACTTGTTGGCCGCTCGGTGGGAATGAAGATTGGTTTATATTAATAAATCCCGTAAAGAGGGTTTGAGCCCCGTTACCCGACCCGATCTGAGAAATAGAGTTAATAGTTGGGTATATTCCATAAAATTCTTCAGGAGTCTGGCTATACATTGATTGATAGCCCGCTATGTATACTGGTGGATGTACCGTTGTGTATTTATTTTGGAAATTATATAACGGATTTGTTACAGGCAGTGTGGTGTCAGTAACATACGTGTCTTGAAACGGGTTACAATAAAAGGTAAATGATTGTCGTAACTTAAAGGTTCTTAAATGTTCAGGAAAATCATATTGGATAAAGGTATTTATGTATTGATCCAGGTCCGCGTCTGATAAAATGGCCGTAGAAGGAGACTGGGTTAATCTTCTTACCTTTATTCGTATGGACTCTAGTGAAGAATTTGCCATGGGCTCTCCTTTTTATGGCAATATATTTTGTACTGCTGCCTTAAGGGTTTCATTCACTTCACCAATAGGAACAACCTGTGCACATATGTTCACCCAAATAGGCATATCAGAGGGTATCACAAATGGATCATAGAGCAACGTATCGATATTAATCGAAAAGGTAGTTGGAGACAACACCACAATAGCGCCTGTCTGCTCATTGGCTTGTTGCATACCGCACGCCGGAGGGATGTCGAGTCTTACTATGGTTCCCGTGACATAGCCATGGGCAAAGGTGGTAGTAATTACCGCAGGTTTAGCCCTTGTTATTGACGATATCAAGCGCATCGCAGGCCCATACACCGGATTAGGATTTGCATAACATACATGAGAGACAGGCATAGATTATCCTTTACGCAACTCTTTCTACTGTCAAAAGACCACCATCACCACCAAAGTCCTCTTCAATGAACTCCAGGGACTGAAATGAACAACGGCGTGTCTTCTTAGTTATTTTTAATACGTGACCGTTAGCAAATCCGTTTGCCTGTATAAGGTTATCCTCGCCTTGGGCAAAAGCATATTCCGGGTATCCGCAATTGGAATTCAAGTGCTTGGCAACACCAAGGGGTAACGAGTATATCGCGTTGTCTACCAGTTGGTATTTTTCGATAGGGTCTCCCTTGTATTTTCTAAAGGAGAACTCCATCATGCCGCCCGGGCATTCGTGATAAATAAACTTACCGCGAACGATCTTGGCGTCTTCTGCGCGCATTCTTTCGTAATTTTCTGCAAGATACTTCTTCTTTTCAACCATGGACATTTCTGCAAATGGAACCGCTTTCTTCTGTGTCATTCTTAATTCCCTTTATAAAAAGGGGAAGGGAAGCTTCCCCCTGAATTGGTCAACAATCAATAGTTAAAATATGTTATAGAACGAGCTTTTACCCGAGATCCATACCACAAAGTCACCCGCTGTGTTACCAGCTGGACCACTTACTACTTCAGCCAAATCCTGAACGTCGCCACCAACACCAAGTAGCATACCTGATTGTGCAGTATTAACTGTAGAATCGGATAGTATTCCTGAATTTGTGTTAGGTATTTGACTTCCAGCACCAAAGTACTTAGGAAGCTGAGGCGCCGCAGAAACCAATGCTGCAGCTGTATCTTCACCTACCGGAGAAACTACCGGGAAATCGCCAGGCATTTCAGAAGCTAGAGGATAATGAAGCGAAGTAACCGTAATCCCCGGAGTTGCGATAGTGAAAGCGCAAGTACCCACTCCATTATCATCTGGAGAACCGAGAACATCAACTACAGTAAATGTCTGATAGTTATTTTCTGGAGTCGCATTCAATTCAACACTGAGACAATATGCAGGAATCTTGAATCTAACTTTTTGTCCAACAACAAAGCCGCACGGGGAAGAGACACCTATAAGAGTCCGTCCTGCTCCTGAAGGAGAAGCAATAGTAACTACAAATGACTTAGGATAGAACAATGGCGGATAGTTAACTATTCTATAAGTACCAGCTCCGCCCACTACTCCTGGAGCATTTGCCAAGCCTGTGCCACTACCAGCAGTCAATATTCTAAAACTTGTATTAGCGGTTACGGCGCCAACAGCAAAGTCGATACCGTTAACATCTGTCTGAGCAGTTCCGTATAGTCTTATTATAGAGCCAACAGCTAACCCGCTGGTATCTCCTGTAGATACTACCGGGTTCATAGCGTTCGTAACTGCGCTAACTGCACGAGGCGCGCTCAAGAAAGGTTGAGGCTGTCCGTAAACATTGTCATCATTAACAAGAGTGAATCCACCGTTAAGGAAGATATCAACGCCCGCTAAGTGGTTGTCTGCAGAAGTATGCTTATAATAAACAATACCACCGCCTACTGGCATGCCGCGCTGCCACCAGAAGTTAATACCGTTAGCGTTTGTGTCACCAGGAAGACCTGTTTGCGTATAGTTTTGTACACGCATCCAATCAGTACCGCTAGGTATATTTAATAAAACAGGAACAACGGTAGCTCCTACTGTAAAGGTACCGCCGCCTAATATAGTTCCGTCCATAATTTCTCCTTATACCGCTAATGTTGCGCGAAGATTAATGACCCATAAGTCATTTGTTATACGAGGGACTTCCGCAAACTTGTATCCAACAGACGCGTTAAGCGCTAATGGACCATCATAGATCGGCGGTCGGTAAATAAAGCTTGCGCTGTAACCATCTTGCTCGATACATGCATACGCTTCCATACCAACACAGAAGATGTTATATACCGATTGGCCCAATGAAGATGCCAATGGAGTAACAGATCCGATTGATGAAACCAAGAAACGCAAGTTACCAATAGCACCCCACTCAGATTGAAGAATATTCATCTGTGAAGGATATTGAGAAGAATGAGTAAACCCATTAACGTTCTCAAGGTTGCCAGTAAGGTTAGTTGAGCATAATGCAAAGTATGAGTTACGAACTGGCGCAGTACCAAACTTATCAGCACCTTCGATTACATCCATGATGGTATAAGCATTATTGTTCAAAAGAGTTCTTACTACAGAATCAACGTCTGAACGTGAAATTTCAGTAGGAACATCACCGTTTACACCGCCAACGCAGTTAATAAAGGTAGCTGTTGCTGCTAACATATCACGAGTAAGTTGGTCTTCTGTTTGACGTAAAGATACGCCAAGACGCGCTGCCGCTTCATTGAGTACCGCTCTGTTACTTTTATGACCTATTTCTAGGCGGGGAAACCTCTTCGGATCTCCCTC